AACGGGTATCCGACCGGAGATTTTTCGATCAGTGAGCGGTGCCCGTTTTCTTCGTGTCGCCACAGTTCCCAGACAGTCCCATCAGGGAATGTCTCGGCTATCACGTAGAGCTGCGGGTCTCCTTCCCAACCTTTAGTGGGGTCACCGAAATGAAGTTTTTCGATGAACCAGTCGGCAACCGACTCATGCCACACACACCTTCCACCCTGCCATGAGGGTGTTACCAGTGTCGGGTTCGGTGTGTGTGGCAGAGTCAGCATGACTCAGGTGATGCCGGTCAGCTTGCAGTGAGCGTTGCGGCCGTCAGTCGCAATCTCGCTGTAGCAGAACAACGTTGCCTCGTAGGCGTCGGTGTTCGGGACACGGTTGAGGATTGCACCGTCGTCCTGCATGAACTCCCAATCGGACATCCGGTAGTTCTGCCAGCGGCGCATCGTGAGACCGTACGCTTCACCGTCGATCACCATGTCCTTGTCGTACACCATCGAAACAGTGTTCGAACCGGTGTTGCCCTGCGAGATGTCAGACATGTCGAGGCCGGTGTAGCCGCCCTTCATGTCGTTTGTCGTCGGGAACCTCTTGAGCGAGGTGAGCAACGCAGCGGTGTCACGGTGGACTTTGGGGGTCGTGATCCATGTGTCGATCTGCTCGCCGGAGTCAAGGTTGACTTCCTGCGAACTTTCGATATACATGTCCTCGGTTGCGGCGCCATCGACGGCGAGCACGAAGGAAGCCCAGTCGGGCCAGTCGGCCGGGTCGATACCCCAGAGGGCCGACGTTGCCGAAACCTGCCCAGCAAGGCCAGTGATTTCACGTTGCACGACGGGCCCGGTCGAAGAACCGGATCCTTTACGGGAAACGAACAGTCCTGCCGTAGTGGCAAGAGTCGATGACATCGTGATCGTTGATGCGGCACGCTGGACCGACAGGATCGTGACACCAGCATGTGTCACGTCTGGGTCGGCGGCTGTACCGATGTCGATGATCATGCCCGGTGCGAACTGGCGCATACCTGATTTGGTTGCGTCAAGTGTGATCACTGCACCAGTGTTGGTGCCGACAGTCGCAGCAATGTGGCCGGATCCGTCGCCGTAGCACTGACGGTTCACGTCGTTGCGAAGGTCTCGTACAACACCGTTCGTTTCGGACTGGACGGCCCGAACAAACGAACCTCGATCGGATCCCATGGACCGGATGACCGGGCCAGAAAGCTGAATACGACCGTAGTTGTACTTGAGTTGGACGCGCTGTTCAGCGTATGACTGCCTGCCGGCGGCCGGGAGCGTCCCGTTCTCTTCGCGAGCACCGATGCCATGGTTGCGGCCGACGTTAATCGAAACGACTGCTGCGCGACCTTCGACATCTTCGGAGTTGTTCTCCATCTGGGAGAGCAGGAACACTTCGTTGTTGAGGACGGAGCGGACGCCTGGAAGGTAGAAATCCTTCAATACGGCGTCGGCGTCGGCCCGGTTCTGTCCTGTAGTCATGGGAACCCCTTTCAAGGGTCAAGAATTTGATGTGGATTCCGTACCGCTCCGGGCGGATTTCGGTTATCGACAGTCGCACTCCTGGTGCTGTTCCCGTCTCATATTGCGTGTTCGTTGTTACAGGCTCCTGGCCTTTGTGGCGAGAGTGGGAATCGAACCCACCTATTCCAAGTTATGAGCCTAGATTGTCCCTTGACTCTCGCACCGTGCTACCAGTGTAGACACATCTGACACTGCTACACCACTATTGGCGTTGCCGTCCAGCAAGGAACGCTTTGGCGCCGGCGTTCGCTTCTTCCATGCTGGTGATCTCTTTGACCTGCTGGGCTCCTTCGCCGCCGGCAGGAATTGTTGGGGTCCGGCCTTGTGCAGCGAGACTTTCCTGATATGTGGTGACCACACCAGTCTGTTTCGCTTTGAAAATTTCGATGGCTTTCGTCACCGATCCTTCCGCAGCCGGATCGTTGTTCGCAAGCCACAAAACAGAACTGTTTTCCATCGTGTCTTTCGGGAACCCTGCCGCACCGATCTCTGCGTGAACAGCGTCGATACCGGCCTGCCGAGACGTGGCGGCGTCTCGAGCCGTCATCTTCTCATCAAACATTGCGGCGACGGATTCAGATGTCAACGCGTCGCTGGTGTTGGTGTTGGTCTGTTCCAAAACGGCCTCTGCTGCTTCTACTTGTGCGGGTGTTGCGGACGGATCACCAAGAACGTTGTTCGCGATGGTACGAAAGTTGGTTGCGGCGACGTTTGGATCGTTTGCCCATTCGGAGGCAAGATTGACCCAGGTCGATCGGTCGTTGTCGTCGTACTGTTCGAACACTTCGTACCGTGACTCGAGCTCGGCGACACGTGCTTTTGCTTCGCGTGCTTCGACGCGATGCTTTGCTGCTTCTTCCCTCGTTTTGCCGAGCGCAGCCTGAGATGCTTCCCGATCAAGACCGGAAGTTTCCATGTCGAGCACTGATGTCGGTTCGATAGGAGCTTCGGGTGGAGGTGCAGATGGAGGTGCGGGAATGGCCGGTTCGCCGGGTGGGGTTCCGATGGGGTCTGACATGCGTACTCCTTACGCTTGGGGTGTGGGTGGTTGACCCATTGCTGGGGATGGGGGCTGTTCGGACATTTCGGCGTCAGCCATCTCTGTGCCATCGGGCATTGTGTGCGACCCACCACCGGCTTGGATAGGTAATTGCGCTTGTTGCGCAGGTTCCATACCCATGCCGGCACCGGGAGGCCCCGTGGTAGCGGATGGTGCGAATGCTGCAAGACCGGCGGCGTCTGCCATTGCTTGCTGGTTCAGTGCGGTTGGTGCTTCTTGCGGGAGCGCAGCAGCCATTGGTGATACTGATGCAGCCTGCATTTGTGATGCCATGAGTTGTGCTGCATACAGTTCGTGTGCTGCGAGGTGGTCACGGATGATTTGTTGGATTGGCTGCTCGAGGTGTTCGTACCGTTCGGAGCGCACAAAGTTGCGGTGATGGTGAATGTGGTTGGCGTGGTCGTCGATGGTGTCCACGGTTCGCGGTGTGCCCGATGAAAGGAAAGCGTTTTCTCGGAGAGCTCGGGCAGTGTCGGGATCTGTGGCGGCAAGAATGTCGCCTTGGTTTGGTACGTCTGCAACCTTAGACAGTTCGGTAACGGACTGGATAATGCCTCGATCAAAGAGTTGCATTGCCCATGCTGACTGTGCTGCACGGCCTCGCATCGAATGTGCTTCTTCGGGGACTCGAGCAGTGGTGTGTCCTGCGATCGTGTTGCCGGACCATTTGATGATCTGCGGGATTTTGGCGTCAGGCATTTTGACGGACGTGACTCGTTGGTCGCGGACCCGTACTTCCATGAGCGCAAGGACCATTGAACCGACACGACCCCACATGGCAGACAGGTTTTTGCCGAACCGTCCGACGGGAGTGTCGTCGTTTTCGGCCAGGATCGACATGGCAATCCCAGATTCGACGCCTGTTGGAGCGTTGCCGCGAGAGATGTCGTGACCGCCGAGGATGTCGTCCATCGCATCACCAAGCATTCCGGGCTGACGGATCCACCATTCCGGCATGACGGGCGGCGATTCGTAGGTGGGTCGCATCCCGTTGATCGGGTTGTACTCAACGGACTCGCCTGGAAGATCGGACAGGTCGGCAACGTTTTCGACTGAGCCTTCTGGGATCCAAAGGCGGGCGTTGCCGGCCTGCTTCATGTGTTCGATGATCGACGACCACGAAGCGTTCATCGCCGTTTGTACTGGGACAGCATCAGTGACCGGGGTGTGCCCAAACCAGCGTCCGTGGATTGGTTGAACGATCCCGACAGCCAGGTTGAGACGGTCTTTGAACGGGAAATACCATGGCATCTCTTGGACAACCATGTCGTTGATGATCGTGGCAACTCGGCCAGGGTTTTTGCCGGTGGGCCGTTCGTAGTAGACGTACACCATGGTCAACGGGACGTTTGTACCTCGTTCACCGTCGGCGCCTTGCCAAACCGAATCGACCGATCGGGCGTCCGCTTTCGGTAGATCCTCGAGATCGTAGGTTTCTTGGACTTCGGCGGGTGGGAGTGCCATTCCACGGATCCACCATCGGCCTTTCTCGGCGTTGCGTGTGCCAGGTTCGACTGCGACTTCATGGATTGAGAGGGCTGTAAGTTGTACGTCGCCAGACATAAACTCTTCGCCGGTCTGTTCGTTGACGCCGATGACGGCGCCGACCGTATCGTCCCAGTCCACACACATTGCTCCGACCCCGCCACACCATGTTGTTGCAGCATGGTCGTAGCGGATGTCTTCCCAGTCCTGATTGCGGCATATCTCGTTGATTGCCGACTCAGCCACCTTGGAGGCTTGGATGGATGCGTCGTCCGGTGTGTCGGGGAGAACTTCGAACGTGAGTACGTTCTGAGTTAGTTTGGCGATCAGTCTGTTCGAGTCGGGGCCGATGCGGGCGATTGTTGCACGGACACGTTCGGGTTGCCGAGGGAGTTCTTCGAGCCGGCCCGACCCACGATTCCAGTACACCCAATGTTTGTTGTGGAGGAACCGTTGGTTGAGTGCAGCCTGTTCGCGCTGTATTTGGACGGCACGGTGTGCGTGGTCCCATTTTTCACGGACTTTGGATGCGGTGAGGTTTTCACCAATCGGTTTGTCGGGTGCGCCGTGGTAGGCGTCTGATCCGTAGACATCGCTCACGGGTTACCTCTCAAAGTCCTTCGGGGAGTGTGGGGATCCGGGGCCGTGGTTCTTCGGGCCCGTTTGTGCGTCGTTCGTCCATTTTGTCGAGTGCAAGGATTTCGCCGGAGTGTTTGGCGATGGTCCGGTCGATGAGGAAGCGCCGTTCGATTTGCCAGGCTTTGCGTTCGGCTGTGAATGATTGGGTGACCCAAAACACCCAGCGGACAATTGCGAGGACAAAACAGAGGGTCAGTAGCAGTGTTCCGATTGTGACGATCACAATGTCGCTCATGCCGGCACCGTTTCGAGCACTTCGATTTTGGGGAGATCCGGTGTCGGATCGGAGAAGCCAGCTATCTGCATACGGCAAACAACGTCTTTGAGACGTTCGATCTGGACTTTCAGTTCGTCTGCCTCCATGAGTGCGACGGCGAGCTCGTCATCGTTTTCAAGTTTCCAGCCGAGCTTGACGACCATCTGTTTCACGGTGTCTTCGTGGATGCAAAGCCAACCGAGGGGTGGCATGTTGCCGAGGTCTCGTTGTGTGTGGAGTACACGGCCTGGTTTTGAACGGCCCGAGATGAAGTCAGCGTTTTTGGCGGTTCCTTTTGGGAATCCGTTAACAACTTTCATGGGGTGTCGCTTTCTGGTGTGGGTGTGGTTTTGGCGTCCGGCTGCTGCTTCTTCGTTTTGCGTGGTTTCTTGGTCTTCTTGGGTGTCAGTGCGGCGTCGCGTTCATTTTCGGTGAGAAGTTCGTCAATTTCCTGGCAACGCAATCGTTGCACAGTTTTGACACTTGGCGAATGAATGGTCTGCGTAATCAGATAGTCGCCTGGATAGTCCACGTCAACAATATGGACTTGACGGTTTGTGGCGTTCAACAAGATGTCCACCAAAGGATCCTCGCAACGCAACTGGTAGGTGACGACCGCATCGTCGGGCCGTGATTGCAGATCCTGGTCAATGATGATCTGAGTGCTGCGCGGTGAACCGCTGTTGATTTGAGTCGCAGAGAAAAGCATGTGCACAGGATAGGTCACGGCATCCGGCCGAGTACAGGATGGTGGTTCGACGGCTTATTCATCTTTTTGACTCGAGCCCAAATCTGTTCGTCCAACGTTTGAGGGTCAGAAGGATGATCTCGGCCACGTACAGTCCGCTTCGACAGCTCGGCGGCAGCATACGAAGTGACGTCAACCATGTCGTCGTGCGCGCCGGACGGAAACATGGTCATCTCGTCAAGGTAGTCGTCAAGCCAATCAGCTTGCTGAGGAACCCATAGCCGATGCTGCTCAGTGATTGCCATTGCAGTCTCCGCTCGAGACACTTTGTTCCCGTCCGGTTTCAACCATCGGACAATGACACCTGAACGTTGCGCCTCAGCAAACAGCGAATGGGTTGCCATAATCTTCTCAAGCCCCACCCAGCGTGGTTTCTGTTCACGCCACACCTTTTGGATGAGCGGGGCGTGGTCGGCGCCCTGCACACGGACCCGTTGCATGTCCAACAGGATCAAATCGGAGATTCCGTCAACAGCCGGCGTTGCAGCCCATGTTGCAAGAGCCGTGTAATCAGATCGTTTCGTTGTCGTGTAGGCGGTGTCCATTGTCGAAAACTTCATGCATTCGGACGCATCGACAAGACGGTCGCCCAACAGGTAGGCCTTGTCGGCTCCTAAATGTTGGGTTGTGAACCGTTTGAAGTTTTCGCGTTTGAACAGTCCGCCACCAATAGCGATTGGACGTTGCTGGTAGAGGGCAGGCCAGGCGAGCGGCGACGTTTTGCGGATATCTGCCAACGCTTTTTCGTCGTACAGTTCGGGGCAGAGCGCGTCGCCTGGCCGTCGGCCGAGCTCGTCGTCGTCTTCTGCAACCGCAGGTAGATGCAACCGTTTGATCCTCATGCCGTAGTCCTCAACATCGAGGAGTCTGCCCATCAGGTCATCAATATGCCAGCGCGACATGATCAACAGATATTTGGTGTTTTTGCCCATACGGCGTGTCGTCCAGGTCGAGTCCCACCATTCCCAAGCATCTTTGCGGTAGGTCGGCGAGTCGGCTTCCTTTTTTGACTTGACCGGATCGTCACAGATCAACAGGTTTCCGCCTTTACCGGTGATTGGACCGTTTGCGCCGGCGGTCCCCATCCCGCCTCCCTGCTCAAGTTCCCATGCGTCTTGCGCCCAAACATCTTTTTTGGGTGTCAACCCGTATTCGGCACTCAGCTCTTTGACAAGGTCACGCACTTTGCGTCCCCACCCTCGAGCAAAGTCGGCTTCATACGATGAGAGAAGGCACCGATGTTTTCCGACTGATCTGGTCAGATACCAGGCTGGCGTCCATTTGGAGCACAGTTCGGATTTGCCGTGGCGGACGGGCTGATCGACGAGAAGCAGGTCGCATGTGTCGTTGTCGATCATGTCCACGATGTTGTTGGACGTGTAGCGGAGGTGCGCGAAGTCGGTCCATAGTCCGTGGGAATGGGCAAGCGCGAAGTCTGCGGGCGATCGGAGGGCGCGTTGTTTCGCAAGTTCGCGGTTGTACCAGGCGATCGCGTCAGGTTCCCACGACTTGATCTCGTCGATAGGTATTGCTTCGAGTTCTTCGAGCAAAC